AGTACGAGCAGTAAGATGCCGGAACGCTTTGTCTTACCTACCTCTGAGTTTAAAGATTGGATACATCGCTTTGATAAGTGGAAGGAAGCAGGACAAGTATTTAAGATGGCATTACCTGACCGTCCAGTTGATTGGCACGGGTTGATAGGTGGTGGATACGATATAGAACAGCTACCTGCACAGAAATTCTTCACGGGTAAACCTGTTGAGTGGTTTGAAGGGAATAACTACGACCATGTCATGTCTGCTGTTAACCGATTACAACAGGTGGAGTGGCAGATCAATACGGATATGTTAGATATTACATTGAAGTGTTGGGAGAACGAGCGAGTAGTAGGAAACATCCCACAATTTGGAGAGATCCCTGAGCAACCATACTATACAGGTGGTGATGAGCAGGAGCTGAGTATCTGGAAGTTAAAGCAGAAAGATATTAAACAGACCAACGCTAGTAACAGCTCAAAAAGATTCCAAGCTTGTCGTATTCTGCACTTAGCTAAGATGTACAGCAAGTGGGATAAGATATACTTTCCGTATCGTTGTGATTACCGAGGCAGAGTGTACGCTATTCCGTACTACTTACACCCACAAGGATCTGATTTAGCTAAGAGTTTGTTGGACTTTAAGAATGGTCAACAAGTGGTGGATGAAGAGGACTTGGAAGCTGTACTTGTACACGGTGCGAACATGTGGGGAGTAAAAGGTACAAGGGAGGAGAGACTGGAGTGGATAGGTAAACGACAGAAGTTTATACTTGAAGCAGCGAATGATCCACACGGTACAGATTGGTGGACGGAAGCTAGTGATCCGTTCTGTTTCCTGCGGTTCTGTTTAGAGTTTAAGAAGTTTACCGAAGAAGGATACGGATATGTGTCTTACTTACCTGTGCGTCAGGACTGTTCCAATAATGGCATGCAGATACTATCGTTGTTATTACGGGATAAGGACACGGGTAGGATGTGCAACCTGGTAGAAGAGGACCAAGCTAATGACATGTATCAGTATGTAGCAGATCGTATACACGATGAGCTAGTTAAAGATGGTGGTGTTATCGCTAAGACTTGGATGCAGTACGGCATCAAAAGAAAGATAGCTAAGATGGCAGTGATGAACAGACCGTATGGTGCTACTAGTTATAACTTAGTACAAGATTTATTTAAGAGTATAGGAATCAATCATCCGTGGAGTAGCACAGGAGAGATGTTAACTGCTGTTATCTGGATTAGTAATATCATTAACAAGATAGCAGATGAGGTATGTGAACCAGTAAAGAAAGTAATGAAGTATTTACGGGAGACTATCCGATGCTTACCTTACGAGAATGGTATTACTTGGACCACGCCTACAGGATTTAAAGTTAAGCAGAGCTTTCGTAAGTACAAGAAGGTAGATTTAGAATCTGTATTTGATAACACTACTGTATATGTCCGTACCTTTACTGAGTCAGATGAAATAGATACGAAGCACCACGGCAACGCAGTGACTGCTAACTTCATCCACAGTCTGGACGCATGTATTGTACATCAGGTAGCTAATGAGGTTGACTTTGACTTAGCAACTATACATGACTGCTTTGTGACACACGCTTGTAATGTACGAAAATGTAATACGATTGTACGACAAACTTACCAAAGGACTTTTTCTGTTGATCTCCTGACTGAGTTCCGAATGGAGCAAATCAACAACAACCCGACCGCAGAACTTCCATCCGTGCCGGAACTTGGTGACTTAGATGTCTCCGCAGTAAAGCGTATGAAGTATCTGTTGTCTTAACACCGATAAATAAAATAGATATGGCACTAAAAGCTAGAAAGAAACACGAGATTATAAAAGCTAAAGGGGTGGCTAAGTACTGTCACCTAAACGAACCAAACAAAAAGTTCGAACCGGAGTTTGGTGTGTACAGCTGTGATCTCATCATCGATAAAGAACAAGCAGACGCTATCAAAGCGAAACTTCGTCCGTTGTACGAGGAAGAGTTGCGTGAAGTACAGGAACAACATACTGGTAAGAAGATTACACAGCGTGAGTTTCCAATTGATGAAGTGGATGGCGGATACCTGATTAAAGTAAAGATGAAAGCCGGAGGAAGAAAGATGGACGGTGGTGTGTATCACTTGTCTGTTGCTCTGTATGATTCACAAGGTAAACATCTTGATCCGGAAGTAAAAGTATGGGGAGGAAGCGAAGTCAATGTAGCGTTCCGTCCTAAGTTCTGGTACACAGCATCGATGGGATTTGGGGTATCGTTTGAGTTGCAAGCAGTACAAGTCCTTAAACTTGGGGAAGGTGGAGTGTCCAGCATCGCAGCATCTGCGTTTGGATTCACTACTGAAGAAGAAGGATTTGTTAATGGCGGTGAGAACTTAGAGGGTGGATTCGATGCGGAAGAAACGGAAGAAGAGGTCATCGCCAACTTCTAAGTACCGCTCTGGATTCGAACAAACCTTAGCTAACCAGCTACAGCGTAGTGGTGTTGCTTTTGAGTACGAGACTTTGAAGCTTGAATACCGAAAGGTTGCTACCTACACTCCAGATTTCATACTACCCAACGGCATCATCATTGAAGCCAAGGGTGTGTGGACGGTGGACGATAGGAAGAAGCATCTACTTATACGAGAACAACATCCACATCTAGACATCCGTCTCGTATTTATGAATGCTTCTAACAAGATACGGAAAGGAAGTGACACCACATACGCTCGTTGGTGCGAAAAGAAAAACATAATATATGCAAATAAAACTATACCAAAATCATGGCTTTCACAAACACACACCAACCCTGCCCTAAGTGCGGATCAAGTGATGCAAGAGCCACTAACGACGACGGAAGCTGGCATTGTTTCAGCTGTAACCGTCACGATGGAGGAGGAGGACGAGTGAGCGAACCAACACCGAGAGAGTTTGTAACTGGATCACCTCAAGCAATAGCACGAAGAAACTTGACTGAAGATACCTGCCGGAAGTGGGGGTATTGGATGGGCAGTGTGAACGGACAGCCTGTACAAATAGCTAACTATAAAACACGAGACGGTAAGACATGTGCACAGAAGCTACGGTTTGCTGACAAGAGTTTCGCTACGAGAGGAGAGCTGATTGGATTGTACGGTCAGCACCTGTGGCGAGACGGAGGCAGACGAGTAGTTGTTACTGAGGGTGAGGTGGATGCGTTAAGTGTATCCCAAGCTTTTGATAACAAGTGGCCAGTCGTCAGTGTACCTAACGGAGCAGGAGCAGCTAAGAAGTTTGTTGCTCAAGCTATCGATTGGTTAGACAGATACGATCAGGTAGTCTTCTGTTTTGATATGGATGATGTCGGACGGAAGGGAGCAGCAGAATGTGCAGCACTCTTGACACCTGGTAAAGCACACATCGCAGAGCTACCACTAAAGGATGCTAACGACATGCTAGTTGCGAACAGAAGTAAAGAGTTAGTGAACTGTTTGTTCGACGCTCGTGAGTACAGACCGGACGGTATCGTAAACGGTAAGGAGTTGTGGGATGTTATCTCTCATAAGGAAGAACACAAAAGCAAACCGTATCCGTTTATCGGACTGAACAGTATCACTCACGGTATGAGACTAGGAGAGTTAGTTACTGTTACTGCTGGTAGTGGTATTGGTAAGAGTCTGTTCTGTCGTGAGATCGCTCATCACTTGTTAGGGTTGGGTGAGACGGTAGGTTACATAGCTCTTGAAGAATCCGTCAGGCGTACAGCGTTGGGTATCCTTGGTATCCACATGAACAAACCACTACACCTCGATGATGATATGTTAGATGAGAAGGAACTGAAACCTGCGTTCGATAGGACTGTGGGTAACGGTAAGTTCTACACCTACGATCACTTCGGGTCGATGGAGTCTGACAATCTGTTATCTAAGATTAGGTATCTGATTAAAGGATTCGATTGTAAATGGATATTCCTAGATCACCTATCGATTGTTGTTAGTGGGATACAGGGAGACGATGAACGCAGACTGATTGACAATACAATGACCAAGCTACGATCTCTTGTTGAGGAGACAGGGTGTGGTATGGTATTGGTCAGTCACTTGAAGCGTGTGGATACAGGACATGAAGAGGGTGGACGAGTAAGTCTGCATCACCTCCGAGGTAGTCAAGCTATAGCACAGCTATCGGACATGGTCATCGGATTGGAACGCAACCAACAAAGCGACAGACTAAGTAACGAAACAAAAGTAAGAGTACTGAAGAATCGATTCAGCGGTGAGACCGGACACTGTAGTACATTGTATTACAACATAGACACCGGACGATGCACCGAGGAAGAGAGGGCGAGTACCTTTGAAGAAACAAATAATGAACCATTCTAAAAACTATGAGAACACTATTCTTTGATATAGAAACTAACGCTCTTGAAGACTTCACTAATCTGACGGACTTACACACTGTACACTGCTTGTCTGTGTACGATCCGATGACTCCTAAGATGGTGACCTTTGCAGGAGATAGTATACACAGGGGACTGACAGCACTAGCAGAAGCAGACCGTATCGTCGGACACAATGTTATTAAGTTTGATATACCAGCACTGAAGAAGCTGTACGGATTCTCTCCACCTCTGGTTAAAGTAGTTGATACCTTAGTATTATCTAGGTGTATCTTCTCTGACTTGAGGAACGAGGACTTCGGTCGTAACAACTTCGATCCTAAACTTGTAGGTAGTCACTCTCTTAAAGCTTGGGGACACCGGATGGGTAAGCAGACGAAGCTGACATACGGAGAAGAGGACGGTGCGTTCGATCACTACAACGATGAGATGAAGAAGTACTGTGAGCGTGACTGTATAGTTACACAGCTGTTGTACGATTATCTAATCAGTCAAGAGCCAAGCAATCAGATGATAGCTATTGAACATTGGTTTGCATTTATCATATCTCAACAGGAGAAACACGGCTTTGCATTTGATATAAAGAAAGCTGCAGAGTTAGAAGTTAAGTTGATGGGTGAACGGGCTGAAGTAGCTGACGAGCTAGAGTCTATCTGTGAACCAACTAAGGTTGAGATGAAGACAGCATCTGGTTGGAGACTAGAGTTAGATGGTGAGGTGTTTGAAGCTGAGACTAAAGGTG